TCTTTGGCTTATTGAATTTGCCAATAAGAAATCAACAAACATTATCAATGGTTATTCTAGCTATAATCAAACAACTGGTGGAACAGACTCAATTGAAACTTCAACTGGGTACTTAACAGCAAATAACCGAATGAAGTATCGTGGAATTGAGGACTTTATTGGTAATGATGCAGTTTGGATGCCAGATGTAACAGGTGCTTATTATACGTCAAGGGATGTTGAAACATACAAGAATGGTGCTACTAATAAAACACAACTCTCTTATTATATGAACATTACAGTAAGTTCAAGTTGGCGAGGTATTCAAGCACTTGGGTGGGATGATAATAATCCATTTATTTGTTTGCCTTCAAAGTTAGGATCAGCCTCATCAACTACATACTTTGGAACAAATATGTATGGACCTAACGGCAGTAATGAGTACTTATCAAGAAATAAGATTTATTCAGGTTATAGTTCTAATTGCAATCTACTAAGTCCAGTCTTTGACTATCAATTCTCAAACGCTTCGAGCACGACAACATCACGATTAATAAAATATGAAATTTAGGAGGATAAAATCATGATTACACAAAACACAGCAAACAGCATTTTAAATGCATTCTTTGGAAGAAGTCAGTACGCCTCATTAGCATCAACTTGCTATATCGGTTTATCTACAACAACTCCAGATGCAAGTGGAAACAACTTTACTGAACCTGCTTCAGAAACTGGATACTCAAAGGTTCTGATTGGAAACTATAACCAGTCAAATACAATGCTAATGGATGCAGCAAGCGAAGGTACTATTTCCAATTCTTCAAATATTATTTTCTTTCCAGAAGCAACTTCAACTTGGGGTACAATTACTCACTTTGGAATTTTCACTTCTAAAACAGCGACAACACCAATTATGTGGGGAGCATTAAGTACTTCAATATCTGTACCTTCTGGATATATTCCTATCTTCAGAGCTGGTGCACTTAATGTCTCATTACAATAAGGAGGTCACTTATGCCTAAATACTTAGAACTTGAAGGTGAGATCATTATTGATCTTTCATCAATTTTAGGTCAGGTTAAAAAGCCAGAAGAACCTAAGAAGGAAGAAGAGGATAAAGAAAAAGAGGAGAAATAGCTATGGCTGAACAAATCATAACTATCGCATCTGTGATAACGGCTCTGGGAGTAATTCTCGGAGTCGTTTTAGGTGTTTACAAGTTTTATCTTAAAAACAATCAACAAGATGATGATATTAAAGCAATTAAAGAAGAACAAACAATTTTAACAAAAGGTGTACTTGCATGTCTTAAAGGATTAAAAGAACAAGGCTGTGATGGTCCTGTAATAACTGCTATTAATGACATTGAAGAACATCTAAATAAGCAAGCACATAAATAAGGAGGAACATTATGGAATACTTATCTATTATTAGCGTACCTGCAATTGTTACTGCAGTATATGCCATTATCGAAGTCATAAAGAAAGCAACAAACAATAACGAAAAGGTTAGTCATTTCTATCCATTAATTGGACTCGTGTTGGGAGTCATTTCTGGTGTAATTTGCTATTACTTTATTCCAGATATTATCGCAGCACCAAATGTTGTTTTAGCCATCGTTCTTGGCGGTGCATCTGGTCTAGCGGCAACTGGTACTAATCAGGTTATTAAACAACTTACAAAATAGAATAATATTACATACAGCCTATCGGAGTTCATTCTGGTAGGCTTTTTTATTTTCTTTTGGCAAAAGTGTCTCGACTTCCCATTTGACTTATGAGGAGGTAGATAGTATGCAAAAAGAAATAAGAAATAAAATATTTGAATTAAGAAACTCTGGTATGGGATATAAGACGATAGCAAAAGAACTATCTCTTACTCCTAGTGCGGTTAGAAGTGTATGTACAGCGAAATACAACGATCCTGATTTATATGGAACCTGCAAGAACTGTGGCATAAGAGTAAAGCAAACGCCTGGAAAAAAGAAGCGTCAGTTTTGCTCTGATAAATGCAGAATGGCATGGTGGAATTCTCATAAGGATGACGTAAAAAGAAACGCATTTTATACTTTCAAATGTCCATGCTGCAACTCTGAATTTGTAGCTTATGGAAACAGCAAAAGAATCTATTGTAGCATCTCCTGTTTTGCAAAAACAAGGATGAAAAGAGGTAATGAGCAATGAATACAAAAAATATAGAACAGTACTATTCATCGCTTGTACACATTATTGCAATGAAGAATAAAGGAATATTAAACGATGCTGATTTCCTAAAAGCCGATTCTGTTTTGGCAAGCAAATATTGTATCAAAAAAGATAGTCTTTATCGGGCTAATGACTTGATAAATAATCGTTTTAGAGTGATATATATACTACCAAAGAAGGAGGACCAAAATGGATCAGAAACGGATAACCAAGATAGATGCGTTACCAAAGTTACAAAAGAAAACTAGAGTAGCCGCATACGCTAGAGTTTCAACTGGTAAAGATGCCATGCTTCATTCCCTAGCTGCTCAGGTAAGTTATTACAACAAGATGATATCAGAGCACGAAGGTTGGGAATTTGCTGGAGTTTATGCCGATGAAGCATTGACTGGAACAAAGGACACAAGAGAAGAGTTTCAAAGCCTTATAAGCGATTGTAAGGCTGGCATAATCGATATGATTGTTGTTAAATCCATATCAAGATTTGCACGAAACACATTCACCATGTTAAAGACAGTTAGAGAATTAAAAGCATTAGGAATCGATGTATTCTTTGAAGAACAGAACTTGCATACCTTGAGTGCTGAAGGTGAGATGGTATTAACCTTTTTAGCTTCATTTGCACAGGAAGAAGCACGCTCAGTTTCAGAAAACATGAAATGGAAAATTAAAAAGGATTATGAAAAAGGTATTCTCTGGGGTGGCAAAGATATGTATGGCTACAAGATAGTTAATCGAAGACTAGTGCTCATACCTGAACAAGCAGAACTCGTAAGAAGAGTATTCAAGATGTACCTAGATGGATGTGGAGTTCAGATGATTGCTAACATTCTAAACAAGGAAGGCATAAGAACATTAAAAGATTGTACATGGAACAAGTCAACCATTCTCAATATGATAGTGAATTATAACTACACTGGCAGCTTGGTTCTTCAAAAGACTTATAGAGAAGACTACCTTTCAAAGAAAACAATAAGAAATAAAGGCGAAAAGGATATGTACGTTATTGAAGATGATCATGAACCTATTATTTCACTTGAAGATTTCCTTATGGCTCAAGAACTAAGAAAGCAACGATGCGAGTTGTCTAACAATAAAGGACACAAGCCTGCAAGAAATAGATATACAAGCTTAATTCGATGCGGAATTTGTATTGCTAAATATAAAAGAAAAAATCGTAATAAAGGTAAGATTTGGGCATGTTCAACCTATACCACGAAAGGCAAAAACGAATGTGCATCTAAGGCCATACCAGAAGAAATATTGAATGAAGTTACATCGCAAGTTCTTGGAATTAATGAGGTAACGGATGAGTTAGTTCAAAACAGCATTGATTACATAGAAACCTTTAATGGAAACAAACTAGTCTATCATTTAAAAGATGGAAATACTCAAGAGGTTTATTGGAAAGACCGATCAAGGAGAGAATCCTGGACTCCAGAGATGAGAGAACAAGCAAGAATGCGTGCTATAAATCAACATAGAAAGGAGGAACATTAATGGCAAAAGTTAGAGTTATTCCATCAACCATTAATCCAGTTACACTTTCACCACTAGACCAAATTAGCAGAAGAAAGGTTGCAGCTTATGCTCGTGTATCAACAGATGATGAAGAGCAAGCAACTAGTTACGAAACTCAAGTAAAACATTACACTGAATTCATTCAAAAGAAACCAGAATGGGAGTATGTAAAAGTCTATGCCGATGATGGTATTTCTGGAACAAGCACCAAAAGGAGAGACGGTTTCAACGAGATGATTAAGGATGCACTTGATGGAAAGATTGACCTTATCATAACCAAATCAATATCTCGTTTTGCCAGAAATACGCTAGACACCATTTCTTTTACTAGAAAGCTAAAGGCCAAAGGAATCGAGGTTTATTTTGAAAAGGAAAACCTATGGTCGCTTGATGAAAAGACTGAATTCCTGCTTACAATTATGGCTAGTATGGCACAAGAAGAAAGCAGAAGCATTTCACAAAACGTGACAATGGGTAAACGCTGGGGAATGAAAGAAGGCCGAGTGAGCTGGGCATATAGTAATATGCTTGGTTACAAAAAAGAAAACGGCAAGATTATGGTTGTTGAGAACGAAGCAATCCTAGTGAGAAAGATATACCAGCTATTCTTAAGGGAAGGAAAAACATGCTCTGGAATTGCTGAATACTTAAAAGAAAACGGAATACCAACACCAAGTGGAAATTCCTACAATTGGACTAAAAACACAATCAACTCAATTCTACGAAATGAAAAGTATAAAGGTGATGCCTTACTTCAGAAGACCTATACAGCTGATTACCTAGAACACAAAGTAGAAAGGAATCGTGGCCACTTACCTCAGTATTATGTAGAGAACAGTCACCCTGCAATTATCGATAAAGAAGAATGGGAGATAGTTCAAGCTGAGTTAATGAGAAGAGAACAGATCGGTGCTGCTTATTCTGGAAACAGCATATTCAGTTCAAAACTAATCTGTGGTGATTGTGGTGGGTTTTATGGCAAAAAGAAATGGCATTCAACAAGTAAGTATTCAAGATTTGTTTATAGATGCAATGGCAAGTACAACAAAGAACACGACAAGTGCCAAACACCTGCATTAACTGAAGACAAGATTAAAGAAAAGTTTGTAATTGCTTATAACCAAGTAATGAGGGAAAAGCAAAGAATCATAGAAGATGTTAATGAGGTTATTAAGCTATTATCAGATACTTCAGAACTAGATGCTAGGGTTATCGAGTTTCAAAACAAGATGGAAGTTATAAGCGGTTTGGTGGACAAGATGATAAAAGAAAACACCAGAACTGCTCAGAATCAAGTTGAGTTCGCTAGGAAGTATGAAGAGTTATCCACTCAGTATGAATCAGAAAAAAATGCCTTAGATAAAGCCCTTGAGAAAAGGGCCTACATGCAAGCACAGGAAATCAAGATGAAGGCATATCTTGAAGAAATAAAAAAAGCAGATAACTACCTGCCTGAATGGTCAAATGATGTGTGGATGATAATGGTTGAAAAAGCAATTGTTAATAGAGACAAAACCATAACGTTTAAGTTTACAAGTGGAACTGAAATTATCTTATAGAATTAGGGCCTTGACTCAAGGTTCTTTTTTATTAATTTGTAGACAAAAACTTAAACAAGTGATAAAATATAGGTGTCCGATGGAAGGATTAGTTTCCTCAAAGTATTTGAGTAACGGGATTTATCTTGACTCCTCTATGCGAGTGGGAGAGTTTAGATAGATAAACTTACAAATATTATTTTGATCAAATTAAGACTTAAGCAACTGGGGTTATTCTACTTACTGCTAGAAGTGGGTAGCTCTTATCGGCATAGGTCTTTTTTGTTTCCTCTCGGACAATAAAATAAATAGGAGGAATCAAAATGAAAATGCAAGATTTACGTGAACACTTAGATGATGTTCAAAAGAAGATTGGCTACTGGTTTGATAATGAGGACTTGCTTTTACAAGCTTTCACCCGTAGCTCTTACTCATCACAACATGGTGGTGAAAACAATGAAGTACTAGAATTTTTAGGCGATAGGGTTCTAGATTTTTATGTAGTAAAAGTTATCTCTGATAGATTTGGCTTTGTGAAATCGCAATCTGATTACTATGATGAAGAGAATGATCTTGACGAATACTGTATCGTTGCTCATAAGAATGAAGCAGATTTTACAGAGTTAAAGAAACAAATAGTATCTAATGAAACACTCGCAAAAACTATTGATAAACTAGGGTTATTTAAGTACATGTATTTAGGTGATACAGACCTAGAAAATCCAAAGTTCAAAGATAATCTGATAAAAGTTAAGGCGGATCTTTTTGAAGCTATACTTGGTGCAGTTGCAATCGATAGTGATTGGAATCAAGATGAACTTCAAAATGTTGTAGAGTTTATGCTTCAGATAGATGACTTCCTAGCAG